TACGAGATTAAATGGCGACGGCAAGCCGCTCGATTGCCTTACTTCCCGTAACGGAATAGCTAAGTTGTCATTCGTGATAGACAAGCGCCATAGGCGCGCCAGCCGTTTGTGTTCACGTTCTCTTTTGCCTAGTCGCATAGCGTGCGCACTAGGCCGATAACGACCGTAACAAATGCTAGCAAGATTAGTCCATAGGCCCAAAGGTTATCCATTGACATAACTAGTCCTTTCCGAAACGCACAAAATGCGTTTCTGTTACAGTTACCATACTAGCCAAGGCACGGCCCTAGCGTTCGGCATATGAACCAAGGCGATAGAGCCTAGGTCGGGTTTACAGTCCACCGTTCTTAAGCAGTAGCGGATCACAAGAGAGCGACACGCGAAACCCCTTACTAGATGGGACTCACCAGAAGCGCGGCATGAGATGGGGCCGCTATCCACACACAACAGCACGGATCAGTCAGATTACCTATATCGTCTATCGATAAACCCATCAGACGTGATGAATGTTTCAATACCTGTAGCAATTATCACATATGTTACAGATGTAGCATAGCTGATGACATGTGTAACACTACTCGCTAGGTGGGGATAAGGACTGGCGAATCAATGTGTTGGTTACACAGCATGAGCTACGTGTGTGAGTTACACACTAACCAAGGAGTACTGTATGAACGATGAACACTGAATACTTTCGATATCATTCAGCATTTACTGTAACAATTCGTGACCGGGAGAGGGATTAACTTTCCATACGTCATGCATAATACGAGGTCACGGGGGGTAGCAGCAGGGGGTTCGGGGTGCCTTCCTTTGTGCAATATCACACACAAAAATATTCTCCAAGAAATTCCCGGATAATTCTGAGAATATTTCCGGGGCCACCTTGACAAACCACATTGGCGGCGCATCTGCAACTATTGTGCTTCTTCTGTCGGTTATTTCAAAATACCCTATTGACTTTCAACTCAAGATGTGATATAATATTATATTACAGAGAAAGAGAAACACAAAACACAAACTAACGGCTAATGTGAATGAGGATGAAGGGGGCTGTCGCCCCTGATTGGAAAGAACCAGATGTGGTTTCCCAGTTATCCATAAGAACCGACCGTATGTTAGGGGGATTTGTTTTTTAAAATTCTGGTCAATCTCAAAAATGCTTGGGGTTGTTGCTTCTACCAAAGAGGAAAGCTATGTCCAAGATTGACCCACTGAGCACGATAACTTCCAGTTACGCAGGGATTATCCGAATTAACGACAATATGGACAGCATTAAAAATGCTTTCCAGAATACGGTATCCCGAGATGGTTCATCCCCCAATACCATGGGTGCCAATCTGGATATGGACAACTACCAGCTTCTCAACCTTTCTACCCCCACCTTGAATAACAACGCTGCTACCAAGGTGTATGTGGATGGTCTTATTGGTACGATTACTGCCTTGGTTGGTGGTCAAGCTGGTACACCCCTCGATTTCGCTCTAGCCAGAGCGAACCACACTGGCGTCCAAGCTATTGACACTGTTACAGGGCTTCAAGTTGCCTTGGACAGTAAAGCTGCTCTGACTAGTCTTGGCAGCTATTTGACGCTAACCGCAGCTGCTATTGGGTACCAACCCTTGGCGGCTGTTCTTACATCCACGACAGCCTCCTTTACCACGGCACAAGAAGCAAAGCTCGCTGCAATCTCAGCTGGAGCTGATGCTACTGGTACAGCTAACGTAGACGCGGCCGGTGCCGTGATGAACACGGACTTCTCTGTGTCGGGTCTTCTTACCCGCACGGCTGCGGACACCTATACCGGTCGGACCCTTACCGGTACGGCTAACGAGCTGACTGTTACAAATGGTTCAGGTGTGTCGGATAACCCCACCATCTCCATCCCTACCAGTGTCACCTTCACCGGCAAGACTATTACGGGGGGTACGTTCTCCGGCCCCACGCTGTCTGGCACTGTCGCGGGAACCCCTACGTTCTCGGGTAACTTGACTTTCTCTGGAACTCCCAACCTCTTAGCCGGGGTCAAGCTATCGGGCACTAGCCCGTACGTACAGTTCCAAGAAACCGATGCTCCAGTGGATGAGACGATCTGGAGGTGGGCCCCTATCTCGGGTAACATGTACCTCCTTGCCTATTCGGATGATTTACTTTCCAGCAGTTCACCCATTATAGCCAGCCGTACCGGTACCGTAATAGATTACGTCCAGCTTAATGCCACCACCATTGATATCAACGGTGCGACTGACATTTCCACGAACCTGAACGTACACGGGACAATCACCAACGGGGGACTTCTCCTTACCAACTGGACCTCATTAAACACAGACATTGCTGGGATAATCCCCGGATCAGCGTTTGGAACGCTAGCCAAAGGTCAGGACTCTGGCCACTACACTGTTGGCCTCCGGGAGAACAACAGCAGCGACGCATTCAACGTTGTCTCTGGTGGCGGCAACTACAACAGCGACACCACCTACGACACGCTCTGCTTCAGTGCGGACGCTTCCGGTAAGGCATATATTGCGGGAACACTGGACCTCGGCCACGCCTCTGACACGACAATTGCCCGCTCAACAGCGGGGCAAGTCACCATTGAAGGCGTCCAAGTAGCTACGGCCAGCAACACCCTTACCTTTACCAACAAGACAATCACCAGCCCCACCTTCTCTGGTACCATAGCAGGCACCCCTACGGTTGCCTCGGCTTGGGCGTTCTCCACTTCCCCCACGGTCCCTACACCAACCACCTCCACCCAAGCGGCTAACAAGTCCTACGTGGACTCCGTTGCTGTCGGCTTGCAGGTCAAGTCGGATTGTGCTGTTGCGACGACGGCTAACATCACCCTTAGTGGTGAACAGACGATTGACGGTGTCTTGACAGCCGCCTCACGGGTTCTCGTCAAAGATCAGACCACCACGGCCAACAACGGCATCTACGTGTCGGCAGCTGGTGCGTGGGCACGAGCCACGGATATGAATACGTGGTCTCTGACCATCGCGGCCCTTGTTCCTGTCACCGGTGGTGCGGCCAACGGCAACAAGGTGTTTGCCTCAACGACGGCTTCAGGCGGTACGTTGGGAGCAACGACAATCACATTCGCCAACTTCGTCGTTACGTCAGGTCTCCAGCCTCTGGACTCTGATCTTACGGCCATTGCTGCTCTTGCCACAACCTCTTTTGGTCGGGCCCTTCTTACGGAAGCCTCTGCGGCTACCATCAAGGCCACCCTCGATCTTGAGACTGGCATCGATCTTCAGGCCTATTCAGCTGTTCTGGCAGCCACGACCGCTTCCTACACGATTGCAGAACAATCCAAACTCAGTGCTATCGAATCCAGTGCTGATGTCACGGACGCTGCTAACGTAAACGCAGCTGGTGCTGTTATGCACGCGGACCTGCCCACGTCTGGACTCCTTGTTCAAGATTCTTCTGAAAGCTACGTTGCCAGGTCTATTGTGGCTCCGGCAGCTGGTATCTCCATTGCTAACGGGACGGGGGTGCTCGGAAACCCAACGCTATCCCTTGCTAACGATCTGTCGGCCCTAGAAGGATTGGCGTCCACTGGTATAGCTGTCCGCTCATCTGCCGATACGTGGGTCCAACGGACACTCGCTGGTACGACAAACGAAATCACCGCGACCAACGGCGACGGTGTTTCCGGCAACCCCACCTTCTCGCTTCCGGCGGCTCTGACGTTTACCGGCAAAACGGTTACTGGTGGTACGTTCTCAGCCCCCACCATATCATCTCCCACACTCTCAGGCACAGCGCCGGGGACTCTCACGCTTTCGGGTGCAATCACTATTACCGGCGGAATCTCCTATGGAACCGTTGGGTCGAAACTCCGTGAGTACAATTCAGCAGAGACGGCTATCACTGGTCTCACGGGGGGATCAACATACGGCTCCATCCTTGAGGGGGCGCTCTCAGGCCACAACGTCTCCACCGTTCGTGAGAACGATGCTGGGGATAAGTGGTGGTGGCTGTCCGGTGGCGGCAACTACAACATCGACACCACCTACGACACGACCGCGATGAGCCTCTCGATGTTGGGCGCTCTTGCAACAGCTGTCTCTGTTACCTCTCCCTTGGTGTACGCCTCGTCCTCTCTTGAGTTGGGCAACGCCTCAGATACCACGTTTACCCGCAAGGCGGCGGGTATCGCCCAGATCGAAACAAAGCAGCTAGCAACGGTCGGCCCCCGCGTCTACCGTACATCCCAGTACTGTGTGGGCGACGGAAGCACTAATGACTACGCAGCTTTTGCAGCCCTACAGACCACAGCAGAAGCCGACTCGGCAATTGTCGTAGTGGATGGGTGGATTAGGTTGGGCTCAAACCTGACGGTGACCGTGCCAATAATTGTTGAGGGTGGTGGTTTCTACGTAGAAACCGCCAAGGTCCTCACCATGAACTGTGCCCTTGCTGCCCCCCGTATCCAAATTTTCCTCGGGCCGGGGACCGTAACTTATAATGGTCAAGCAGGGTTGACATACCCTGAGTGGTGGGGAGTCAAATGTTCCCAGATCAGCGGATCCTCCTCTTCGGCCAACCTGTCTTCCGTCAACAAGATGCACGCCTCTATTGCAGCTGGCAGCTTTGGCGCAGAGATCAACTGGCTCGCCAAGCAATATGCCTTCTCTGGGGCATGGACAGCCATCACATCCAACAACATTATACACCTCGGGGGTGGAGCCTCCTCTAAAGGAACGTGGTTTATCTTTGAAAACACCACGGGCAACGATATTACCTTCCAGAGTGCTCAGCACTGTATGATCAAACATATCATGTTTGATTCGACGATCAGAAAGACGAGTGGCTACTCGATCCAGATGAACGGGATGTTCAAGTCCCGTGTCGAGAATTGCTACACCGTTTATGGCTATGATGGTGTCCAAATCTACGATTCAACTGAATGCTACGTTGTAGACTACGAAATGCGGTATATGCTTGGGACGAGAGGTGTCTTGTTCAACGGAGCCTCAGGCTCCTACCGCCTCACGGTAAATAACCTTACGGCAGACAACCCATACCCGACGGCGGTCATAGCACTCCCGCGTGGCCCTTGGGCAGTTAGCACAGCCTACGCTCTTGGAGCTATCGTTGTTGCCAACAGTAAAATCTGGCAATGCTCCACGGCGGGCACCAGTGCAGGAGCCGGCAGCGGCCCTAGCACCATCCCCGGCACAGTTGGTGCCGACGCTTTCACGGCAACGCTAACGGACGGTACCGCAGTATGGAAATTTGTGGCGCAGTCTGACCTCTCGTGGCTCGTCCAAGACAGCTACGCCTACTCTCTCACCTGTAAACAGCTCGCACTCCTCAACGGGGCTTACGGGTTCCGGATGAAGGACACAGCCAACACCGGAACGAGCTATCCAATCTGGGCCTACATCGACAACATGGACACCGACCATCCGTACTATGGTGGTGTGTATGCAACGGGGGGTGAGGGTCTCTACCTTGACAAGTGCTGGCAGGGATCAACCCTCTACGGCCACGGTATCTACGTACCGGTTACGTTCAGGGGTGAGGGCACAATCACTGATAGCCGTATCTACGGTAACGCCAACAACGGCATCTTGATTGACGCCCCGGGGTTCATCATCACATCCAACCAAATTGGTGATAACTCTACTGTCACATCCGCAGCCTACCACGGCATCGTTATAGGGTCGAATGTTAATGATTTCGTCGTCAGTAACAACATGTGCGGTGATCTGGTTGGTGTAACGGGCAACAACCAAGGCTACGGCATTATCATCCCCACCGGAACGTCCGACCACTACACCTTAACCAACAACGTGTGTCGTAACAACGTCACTGGTGGTGTGGCGGATGGGGGCACGGGTGCCAACAAAACAGTTTCAGGAAACGTTACCTAATGGCTAATAAATTCAGAGGCGGTAACAACGCTTGGATGACTATTGGCTTGTTTGCTGATATGTTGCTGGACAGCACTCGCCCAGACCTCAATCTGGAGCGGTGTCTCTACTGGCTGGAGGATCGTCACATTGAAAACGATCCCCGACCTATTTTCAAAGACCTCTACATTAAACTGAAGGATACGACTGGTGTTAAGGCTGCTAACCTTTATCTCGATGGCTATTCGCATTTTGAGTTCATTATGGGCCTCTCCCCGTGGTTCAAAGAAGCCGTCGAAAGATGGAACAGAGAAATAGCGGCTGTTGATAAAGCAGCAGCTCTTGATCGCGTGCGCGAGCTTGCAGAGGGCGCGGCTGGAGAAGCCGTGGCTCTGGCTGCCAGTAAGTACCTCGCCAACGAAGACTACAACAAAGAAGTTAGGCCGAAGCGGGGTCGCCCGACCGCCAAGGAAGTAGAGGGTGAATTGAAACGTCAGGCTCGGTCGGAAGGCACTTTAACTGCCGACTTCCAAAGAATGAAAGGAACTAACTAATGGCTGCTTCTAAAGGCCGTAAGGTCGATATGCGTGGGCTCATCCTGCAAGTTGCAGGTATCGAGGTTTCCCCGTCTGTTGGGATTAACAACCATCTTGCTGCTGGCTCAACCAAGACACTAACTGCCGCTGATGGTGGCAGGGTTCTCTTGCTTGATACCCTTGCTGGTTCAGTGGTTACTCTCCCCACCCCCACCGGTTCAGGCCTTGAGTTTGAATTTGTGACCTCGGTTGTACCCACCTCTAACTCCCACATCGTCAAGGTTGTTGGTGCTACTGACTACATGACGGGATCGCTTGCTGTTGTTAACAACTCATCCGGTGCTGTCACAGTGTTTGGTACAACGGGATCGACAACGACTCGTTCGGATACGATCACTCTTAACCGCGGCACCTCCGGTGCCGTGAACATCGGTGAACGTTTCTGGGTCAAAGACACGGCGGCTGGTTACTGGTCTGTCCGTGGAACGGTCAGTGGATCTGGTACTATTATCACTCCGTTCTCGGCTTCGGTCTCATAATGAGTACTCCCCCCAAAGTCACTGTTGTAACCACCGGTAGCTTCCCAAAAGTTATCGTTGATACAGACCCTAGTTTTCCAAAACGACAGAAAGACTCTGGGGGGAAATCTCCCAAGGTTATTATAGCCACATTAGGTAACTTCCGAAAGATAAATCTTTTGGACAACCTAGTTGGTGGGGTACCGGCATACTACCTTATTGATTTTATCAACGATACGGCAGTAGTTGCAAATAACAGTATTGGTGTGTTGACATCAACTCCGGGCTGGACATACACTCGCGCAGACGCGCAAACCGCATATGCTGAGAACGCAGCCGGGGTGCCGATCCCGTTCGCAACTGGCGTGCCTCGCATTACCGATAAAGGCATCTTGATTGAAACAACGCGCACTAACCTTGCGTTGAGAAGTCGTGACTTTACTCACGCCGCTTGGGTTAAGGTCAACGTAACTGCCGGTTTGACGGAGACTGGAGCAGACGGGACCTCCAATACCGCTTCACTAATCACGGCAACCGCAGCAAGCGGTACTATTCTTCAGTCGCTTGTAGCGGGGTCTTTCTCGCGGGCCGGGTCCTGCTACGTCAAAAGGGTAGTGGGCTCTGGTGTTATTGAGTTTACTATCGACAACGGCGCGACGTGGACCGACATCACATCTTCGCTCTCTACAGGAGCTTTCTTCCGCGCCTCCAAGGTTGCCACTATAACAAATCCGGTTATCGGCTTCCGCATCACGACTAGCGGGGATGCTATAGCTGTAGATTTTGCGCAGTTGGAACAATCTTCTGTAACGTCGCCCATTCCCACGGTAGACACCAGCGCCGTCCGCGCAATCGACATTCTTACGTTCACCGTGGCAGGCGTTACGTATCCCGCTACGATATTCAGTGAATTTAGCCGCCCAGTAATCGGCACCTCTGCCGAACACTACGGCTCCATGAACTTTGATAACAACGACCGTCTATCTATGAACATCCAAAATACCAACGTACCCCGATGCCTTGTTCGAGTTGGCGGCGCCACCATAACAAACATCGATATGCCCGGTACGGCGATCACCGGCGTAAACAAGATAGCCATGCGTGCGAATACAGATGATTTCCAAGGCGCTGTAAACGGTACGCTTGGCACACCAACGCTGACAGGTGTCGTACCCGTAGCGCCCGTGATCTTCGAGGTGGGCTCACAAGCCGCTGCGAACCTCGCAAATAACTTCATTCGGCGCGTCGCCATCTTCAACTATGCCTTGAATGACGCTGAGCTACAAGCAATCACAACCTAAAGAAAGGACTAAAATGCCTGCGATGACTGCTGCCCAGAAACGGGCTAAGCATAAATACAACGCAAAACCTGAGCAAATCAAAAGACGATCTTCGAGAAACAAAGCACGTCGTAAAATGGTTAAAGCAGGAAAGGCACGAAAAGGAGATGGTAAAGACGTTGGACACAAAAGTGGTAATCCCCTCAACAACAAGAGGTCAAACCTTAAAATGCAGTCCAAGCAATCCAACCGCTCCTTTGCCCGCAAAAAGAATGGCTCGAAGAAAAACCCCCGTTCGTAAGAACTCCTCCACTGAGATTCCCTCAGCAGAGGTAACGGAGAATATTATCCGACTGGCGGCTGAAGCTTCTTTTATTCAGTTCATCCGCCTAGTCTCCCCAAAGAATGTGTTCGGGCACGTACATGAGGATTTGTGCCAGTGGCTGAGTAGATCAAAAGCAAGAGATCACCAGCTGGTGCTTATGCCCCGAGATCACGGTAAGTCCCGATATGCAGCCTTCTACGCTCTTTGGGAACTAACGCGAAGCCCATCTTTGCGTATTCTTTATATCTCGTCCACCGCCAACCTTGCTGAGAAACAGCTAGGGTTTATCAAAGACATCATGAACAGTTCCATCTACCGCCGCTACTGGCCAGAGATGACGCATGAAGACGAAGGTAAACGCAAGAAGTGGACTAACTCAGAAATCATGGTTGACCACCCAACCCGTGTGGCGGATGGTGTACGTGACCCGAGTATTATGACTGCTGGTCTAGAGAAGTCCATTACGGGCCTTCACTTCGACCTCGCTATCCTTGACGACGTTGTTGTGCAGGAGAATGCCTACACATCCGAAGGACGGGATAAGGTCAAGAGACAATACTCCCTGCTGGCCTCTATTGAAGGCTCTCAGGCTAAGGAACTTGCTGTCGGCACTAGGTACCACCCCTCTGACTTGTATTCCAACATGCTTGAGATGGAGTATACACCGTTTGCCGATAACGGAGAGGAACTGGAGCCCGAACGTATTTATGAGGTGTTCGAACGACAGGTGGAAGATGCTGGAGACGGGCAAGGACAATTCCTTTGGCCTGTACAGAAAACCTCCTTTGGCACCTACGGGTTTGACAGAAACATTCTAGCCAAGAAAAAGGCTAAATACATCGACCAAACTCAGTTCAGGGCGCAGTATTATAATGATCCAAATGACACGTCATCAGCAGCCGTTAACCGTAATCTATTCCAATACTACGACCCCGCTTTCCTTAAGTTTGATGGGCGTCATTGGCACTACCAAGGAAAACGTCTTAATATTGCTGCCGCTGTCGACTTCGCTTACTCAACTCGCCTACGATCCGATTATACAGCTATTGCCGTGGTTGGAATGGATGGAGACAGACGACATTTTGTACTAGAGATTGACAGGTTCAAAACGGCAGACATCAAAGACTACTACACACACATTCTCGAACTCTACAAGAAGTGGGACTTCAGAAAGCTTATTGCGGAAGCCTCGGCTGCCCAGCAAGCCATCATTAACGAACTGAAGTCCTCTTACATCGTACCAAACGGGATCATGCTGTCAATTACTGAAGTCAAGCCCACTAGGCACGACGGCACCAAGCAGGACCGCCTCAAAGCAATTCTCGAACCGCGCTACCAAAACATGTCTGTGTGGCATTACCGTGGTGGCAACTGTCAGGTTCTGGAAGACGAGTTGATCCTACAGCACCCCCCTCACGATGACTGTAAAGATGCTGTTGCTAACGCCTTTGACCACCTAGTCCCCCCAGCAGGCGCACTCTTCGGGGAATCGTCGCGTAACGTTGTACAACTTAGAAGTCACCCCAAATTTGGCGGACTCGGAGGATAACCACATTGCCTAGAGCAGTAGACTTTAAAGAATACTCTGACGCCGATAGGCTCTCTTCTCAAGTAGCGGATAAATATATCGAATGGGATATGTACCGCAGCGGAGCTATGGCCTTGTCCAAAGAGGTGCGAGAGTACATCTTTGCAACCTCCACTAGGACCACCTCAGCAGGAGCCCTACCGTGGAAGAACTCAGTTCACATCCCCAAGATATGTCAAGTCAGGGACAACCTGTATGCTAACTATACAGCAGCCTTGTTCCCCAACGATAAGTATCTGAAGTGGGAAGGGGATGACCGCCAAAGCAACACTAAAGCAAAGCGACGTATCATCCAAGCCTATATTCAAAACAAGCTTAGGACTGGTCAAGCTGTTACTGAATTGAACAAATGTATTCTTGACTGGATCGACTACGGCAACTGCTTTGCCATGGTCGAATATATCAACCAGACGATTATCGACGACGACACGGGGGAAGTCACCCAAGGATTTGTGGGTGCCAAGCCTGTTCGTATCAGTCCTGAAGATATCGTCTTTGACCCCACGGTTGCCAAATTTGAAAACACCCCCAAGATCATCCGGTCTATTATGACCCTTGGTGATCTGCGGGCTACGATTGCCGAGAACCCTGAGAAGGGATATCTCATCGAAGTCTTTGATCGGGTTATGGCCCTCCGGGCTAAATTCAAGAACGCTCGGGGCTTTGACGTTCGCAAGAACAGCCAATTCATCGTGGACGGATTCTCGTCGTTCATGAACTACTTTAACTCGGAATACGTTGAGGTTCTGGACTTCTACGGGGATGTGTACGACCCTGAGACCCAGGAATTGATGAAGAACCGGTGCATCTCGATTGTGGATCGCGCCTACACCATTCGTAACGTGCAGCAGCCCTCGTGGCTCGGCACCGCTCCTATTTACCACTGTGGCTGGCGCATCCGCCCGGATAACCTGTGGGCTATGGGTCCGTTGGACAACCTTGTTGGTCTCCAGTACCGTATTGACCACCTTGAGAACGCCAAGGCCGATGGCTTTGACTTGATCATGCACCCTGTGATGAAAATCAAAGGTATGGTGGAAGACTTTGAATATGGTCCCGGTGCCCGCATCTACACTGGTGATGAAGGGGACGTGGAGTTCATGCACCCCGATCCCATGGTCCTTCAGGCCGACACCCAGATCATGATGTACGAACAAAAGATGGAAGAAATGGCAGGAGCCCCCAAGACTGCTATGGGCTTCAGGACTCCGGGTGAGAAGACAGCATTTGAGATGCAGATTCTTGACAACGGTGCCAATAAAATCTTCCTGAACAAAACTTCATATGCCGAAGAGAAGTTCTTTGAACCCATCTACAACGGTATGTTGGAAGTGTCTCGCCGCAACATTGGACCGTCCGAAACTATTCGGGTCTCTGATGAAGACTTCAACTACAAGGAGTTCCTGAAGGTTACAAAGGAAGATATCACGGCCCGAGGGATCATTCGTCCTATTGGTGCTCGTAGGTTCGCCCGTAACGCCAACCTTATGCAGAACCTTACCCAGCTGGCAGCATCCCCCCTCGGGCAAGACCCAGCTGTGTCTGTACACTTCTCCGGCAAAAAGATGGCCAACCTTATCCAAGAACTTCTTGGTCTGGAAGAGTTTGAGTTGGTACAAGATAACGTTCGGGTTCTGGAAAACACTGAGACCCAGCAAATGCAGGCCGCAGCACAGCAAACCCTTGCAGAAAAGCAATCAACCCCCGCACCACAACCCGGAGGCCAAATTCCGGGTGGTCCGGCCCCCCAACAGGGCTCACCCCCTAAAGCCCCTAGCCAAGGTCGATAATGAAACTCAGATGGACACAGCACCTCTCTTCCCCTGAAGATAGGCAGAAATTCAAACAATCTGTAGAAAATTCAAAATATGTACTTGACAGACTCAAGGAAATATGCTATAATATAATACAAGAAGTAGAAAAGTCAACCACTGTTGATTATACAAAAGCTTCATGGGCCTACTACCAAGCCGACAAGCTTGGCCAAGTAAGGGCTCTTAAACAAATCATCGAATTACTCCAACTCGACCCCGAGGATAAATAACCACCAATGACTATTTTCCAAGATGCACCTGACCAGAATGCAAGTGGAACTGCCAGAGCCGAAGACCTAGTAGGCGCGGGTAAAAAGTTCAAGACCGTAGATGACCTAGCTAAAGGAAAGCTGGAAGCAGATACGTTCATTGAGAAACTACAACGAGAGCAAAAAGAACTACGAGAAGAACTTGATAAGCGTCTAACCGTCGAAGCTGCCCTCCGCCATGCGCAAGAAGCAGGTATTCGTGTTGATCCGCCCCAACCAAAGGCAAATGATCCACCTCCTGCGCGCCAAGCCGAGAACGAGCCCGACATAGACAGTCGCATCACCAAGGCCCTTGAGGCCCGTGACCGCAACAAAGCTACTCAAGACAACCTTCAAACTGCCACCGCCAAACTAGTGGAGGTGTATGGAACCCCTGAGAAAGCTGCTGAAATTGTTAAAGCCCGTGCTGAAGAACTTGGCATGACGCGACAACAACTTGGTGACATGGCCTCTAGCAACCCGAAAGCCTTTTACCGGCTCGTGGGTTTGGATGCCAAGCCAGCTGAGGCTCCCAAAGCTTCAAGCTGGAGTAACCCCAAGAACCCAGCAGCCATGGCCGCAGTAGCCGGTGCCTCCGTCGTCAAAGCCGGAACGTACAAGCACTACGAAGAAATCAGGCGTTCAGACCCCGCAGCGTATTTCAGCCCTCGTGTTCAACTTCAAATGGATAAAGACGCCCGAGAAAAGGGCGACTCTTTTTACAGTTAGCACAGAAGGAAATAACACATGGCTGGTATGAGTACAGCTAATATGGACGCAGTTACCCGAGCGGAACTGTGGTCCACCCAACTTAAAGATATTCTCATGGATAAAACCATGGGTACGAACTATGTCCGGTGGCTCTCTGAGTTCCCTGACGGTACCACGTTTACGATCCCGTCTATCGGATCGCTGGACGCTTATGACTACACCGAAGGTCAGCCGGTCGTCTACACCGCGCTCGACACCGGTGAGTTCCAGTTCTCGATCAACACCTACCTTGCCACGGGCACGAACATCACCCGCAAGGCGAAGCAAGATTCGTTCTACTCGGGCGAAATCATCTCTTCGTTTGTCCCCAAGCAAGCGCGTGCGATTGAGGAGCGTATGGAAACGGACATCCTGAAAGAAGGCCAACCGATCACGGGTGCGCCTGCTGGTTACCAAACTGTTGCCGACCAAAACATTATCAACAACGGTCGTCACCGTTGGGTCGGTTCGGACGCCCTTAACGCCAAGCGCGTTCTGGCTCCGCAAGACTTTGCTGAAGCGAACTACTCGCTCAACAAAGCCAACGTCCCCAGCAGCAACCGTATTGCTATTGTTGACCCGTCCACGGTGTTCGTCATGGAGACCCAGACCAATCTGGTTAACCTCTCGAACAACAAAGCATGGGAAGGTATCGTCTCTTCCGGTATCTCGGGAGATATGCAGTTCAAAGTCAACATCTATGGCTTTGACGTGTACACCTCGAACCGTCTCGCCAAGTGCGGTACGGATCAAGTTGGTACGTCGGAAACCATTGGTGGAGTTGCTTCGGGTACGAACGCTGTCTGTAACCTGTTCTTCTCGGCTGCGGCTGACGTTCTTCCGTTCATCGGTGCGTGGCGTCAAATGCCTACGGTCGATACGGAGTTCAACAAAGACCTCCAGCAAGATGAGTTCGTGACTACGTGCCGCTATGGTATCAAGATTTATCGTCCTGAAAACCTCGTGACGATCCTGTCTGATCCCACGGCTGTTTACGCTTAATAGAAGGATATTGATATCATGGCCGACCTCAAAGAGTGGTACAACGCAGACGGACTCAAAGTTCGTTTTGCTGGTTACCAAGGTCAGAAGCGTAGTCGCAAGAACGTCTTCGTGGAAACCGTCACTGACGGCAACTACCGCGAACTGATTTGTCACTATGACCTGACCCTAATCCCCACAACGACTATCTCCTACTCCACAGACCGCAACAACGACGGCACGGTGGATGGTTTCGACTCGGGTAACGTTTCGATCCCGGCTGGCTCCGCCATCCACTCCGTTGACATCTTCCCGACCGTCTCAGCTGCTGGTGGTACTGCCATCGAAGTTGGTGGCTACGCCGAAGATGGTACGGCTATTGACCGCGACGGTTACGTTACCGCTGCTGTTGGTGTTACGGCCTCGCTCGCCGCTAACGCCCGAGTGATTGGTACGGGTGCCCAGCTGACGGACGCTAACGCCGAAGTTGGTACGACTGTCTTGAACTACGTTGGCATCTACGCGAACGGTACGTTCACGGCTGGTAAAGGCAAGATTGTTATCCGCTTCAATACCGCTGCGGCTTAACATCTCAAACAACTAAAGAGTGAGCCCGGTTCCGGCCTAATAATCGGGGCCGGGCTTTTCTTCACAGGAGATTACTTTGGCAGAAGTAGAACATAAAGACCTCACAGGCGCTGACCTGCATGAGCCTAAAGGCGTAGCTGCAGCTGCTGCTGGTACGGTTTATAAGTCCCTCGGAACGGGTTCCGGTGCGTGGACAGATATTACGAGCCCCCTCAAAGCGGGTAACAGAATTGCTTTGACAGTCACCCTTGACGATATTTCGACGGCTAGCTCAGTCTTTGTCGTGTGTCCCATGGCAGGGGTTATCTCACAGGTGTACGTGGTCCTGTACGGGCCCATCACCGTTGCCGATGCTGTTGTCACCGCA